GAAAGTCCGTTCAAAGAATGGTCCGCAGCACTTCGCGCAACCCCGGGTATTCTGGACTATTCCCGCGCCGCTATTTTTGCACTTATCCGGGGCGCTCACCCTGAGTTTTATCACTACCCGGGACGCCTTCAGGGGTATATCAACGCCTACTTAACGGAGACTGATCACGAGAACCCCAGCAAGGAAACTCTCACTGCTGCACGACATACACCGGAAAAAGATATCCTGGAAGAGGTTAACCGCGAACTGGCTGCTAAGCAGGAAACAGAAGAAGAAAATGATGAAGAAAAACCGCAACCATCTTGCGCAATGGCAGATGAACAGGCAACGGCTGAAACAGTGGAACCGGATGCAACTGAACATCATCAGGACACGCAGCCGCTGGATGCTCAGTCACAGGTAAATTCTGTTGATGCGAAATATCAGAAACTGCGGGCAGAACTCCATGAAGCCCGGAAAACCATTCCGCCCAAAAATCCTGTCGATGCCGACAAATTGCTGACTGCCTCTCGCGGAGAATTTGTTGAAGGGATTAGCGACCCGAATGATCCGAAATGGGTTAAGGGAATTGAAACCCGAGATTCTGTGAACCAGAACCAGCCCGAATCGGAACAAAACAACCAGAAAGCGGAACAAAACAGCCCAAATGCACAGAAAAACGAGCCAGAAACGAAACAATCTGAACCAGTAGCGCAACAGGAACCGGAAAAAGTCTGTGCCGCCTGCGGTCAGAGCGGCGGCGGCAACTGCCCTGATTGTGGCGCGGTGATGGGCGACACCACGTATCTGGAAACCTTTAATGAAGAAAATCAGAATGAATATCAGGAAAAAGGTCTGGAGGAAATGGAAGGTGCTGAACATCCGCACAAGGAGAACGATGGCAGCGATCCGCATCGCGATTGCAGTGATGAAACTGGCGAAGCAGCAGCTTCATCATTAGAAAAACTCGACTGGAAAAGACAAGTGGTGATTGCAGCGGTTTACGGTTTATGTGCAAATCCTGCGGGTATAGCCTCAGCGCCATTAATTCCGGGTATTGCAATGATGATTGCAAACAAACTTGAAAATTTTGGGGTGACGGATGATGAGTACATGCCCAATTTTTGATCGCATTGAAGAGCAGGCATGGTCACGCCACTACCAGCAAATCGTTTGCGAAGAAAAAGAAACGGCGCTGGCGGACGACCTGGAAAAAGGTCTGCCCCAGCACCTGTTTGAATCGCTCTGCATCGACCATTTGCAACGCCACGGTGCCAGCAAACAGGCAATCAGTCGCGCATTTGATGACGATGTTGAATTTCAGGAACGTGTGGCGGAGCACATCCGGTACATGGTTGAAACCATTGCTCGTCACCAGGTTGATATTGATTCAGAGGTATAAAACGAATGAGTACAGCACTTGCAACACTGGCCGGGAAGCTGGCTGAACGCGTCGGCATGGATTCTGTCGACCCACAGGAACTGATCACCACTCTTCGCCAGACGGCATTTAAAGGTGATGCCAGCGATGCGCAGTTCATCGCATTGTTGATCGTCGCCAACCAGTACGGCCTTAATCCGTGGACGAAAGAAATTTACGCCTTCCCTGACAAGCAGAACGGCATCGTTCCGGTGGTGGGCGTTGATGGCTGGTCCCGCATCATAAATGAAAACCAGCAGTTTGATGGCATGGACTTTGAGCAGGACAATGAATCATGTACATGCCGGATTTACCGCAAGGACCGTAATCATCCGATCTGCGTTACCGAGTGGATGGATGAGTGCCGTCGCGAACCATTCAAAACCCGAGAAGGCAAAGAAATCATCGGACCATGGCAGTCGCATCCCAAACGGATGTTACGGCATAAAGCCATGATTCAGTGTGCCCGTCTGGCCTTCGGATTTGCTGGTATCTATGACAAGGATGAAGCCGAGCGCATTGTCGAAAATACCGCATGCACTGCAGAACATCAGCCGGAACGCGACATCACTCCGGTTAACGATGAAACCATGCAGGAGATTAACACTCTGCTGATCTCCCTGGATAAAACATGGGATGACGACTTATTGCCGCTCTGTTCCCAGATATTTCGCCGCGACATTCATGCATTGTCAGAACTGAAACAGGCCGAAGCAGTGAAAGCTCTTGGATTCCTGAAACAGAAAGCCGCAGAGCAGAAGGTGGCAATATGACACCGGACATTATCCTGCAGCGTACCGGGATCGACGTGAGAGCTATCGTACAGGGGGATGATGCGTGGCACAAATTACGGCTCGGCGTCATCACAGCTTCAGAAGTTCACAACGTGATAGCAAAACCCCGCTCCGGAAAGAAATGGCCTGACATGAAAATGTCCTACTTCCACACCCTGCTTGCCGAGGTTTGCACCGGTGTGGCTACGGAAGTTAACGCTAAGGCGCTGGCCTGGGGAAAACAGTACGAGAACGACGCCAGAACCCTGTTTGAGTTCACTTCCGGCGTGAATGTTACTGAATCCCCGATCATCTATCGTGACGAGACTATGCGCACCGCCTGCTCTCCAGATGGTTTATGCAATGACGGCAACGGCCTTGAGCTGAAATGCCCGTTCACCTCCCGGGATTTCATGAAGTTCCGGCTCGGTGGTTTCGAGGCCATAAAGTCGGCTTACATGGCCCAGGTGCAGTACAGCATGTGGGTGACGCAAAAAGATGCCTGGTACTTTGCCAACTATGACCCGCGTATGAAGCGTGAAGGCCTGCATTATGTCGTGGTTGAGCGGGATGAAAAGTACATGGCGAGTTTTGACGAGATGGTGCCAGAATTCATCGAAAAAATGGACGAGGCACTGGCTGAAATTGGTTTTGCATTTGGGGAACAATGGAAATGAGCGCAGCCATAAAGCTCACAGGAGAAAAACCAGTGCTATACACAAAAGTCAAACCATGTCCGTTTTGTGGTTGTCCATCAGTAACGGTGAAAGCCATTTCAGGATATTACCGCGCAAAGTGTAACGGATGCGAATCCCGAACCGGCTATAGTGGAAGTGAAAAAGAAGCACTCGAAAGATGGAATAAACGAACTACTGAAAATAATAATGGAGGTGTTCATGTATAAAATTACCGCCACTATTGAAAAGGAAGGTGGCACTCCTACTAACTGGACAAGATATTCAAAATCTAAATTAACGAAATCAGAATGCGAAAAAATGCTCTCAGGGAAAAAAGAAGCAGGCGTGTCCAGAGAGCAGAAAGTAAAGCTGATAAATTTTAATTGCGAGAAACTTCTGTCCTCGTGAGTTGCATTATATACAAATTAGAACTTCATAGCTGATTATTAAAAATCAACCACACCCGCCAGTATTCTGTATATTTACTGGCGGTCATATCGTAAGAGGTATGGCAATGAATCTTGTGACACTAAAAACGTGGGGGAAACTCAGATATCCGGATAACCCACCATCAATATCAACGCTGAGACGATGGGCAAGGAATGGAAACATTTATCCTGCACCTGAACTACACGGGAGGAGTTACAGGGTGGTTCCGGAGGCTTTCTATATCAACCCAAATAAGGTTGGTACCGATATAACACACCATCAACCTAATGGGCGACAAGGGAGAGACAGTCCGTTACTGGAGAAGTTAAAACATGCAGCGGAAAAAATACGATCCCAATTTGCCTAAAAACTTAACATATCGAAGGAGGGACAAAGCATATTACTGGCGCAACCCTCTGACGAAAGACGAATTTACACTAGGTAAAATTTCAAGAAGAGATGCAGTAGCGCAGGCAATTGAAGCAAATCATTATATATACAAAAACTACTCTCCTGCAGCCTTAATTGAAAAGCTTAAAGGGTTCGACTCATTTACTATGGCAGACTGGATTGAACGTTACAAAACGATTCTTATAAGGAGAAAAGTATCCAGAAATACTTATAAAATTCGGGTAAATCAACTGGAGACAATAAAAGAAAAATTGGGAGGAATTTTACTGACAGAAATAACCACTCGCCATATTGCCGAGTTTCTTGATTTGTGGATTGAAGGAGGGAAAAACACAATGGCAGGATCAATGCGTTCTGTGTTGTCTGATATGTTTCGCGAGGCCATTGTTGAAGGACGTATATCTCAAAATCCAGTAACGCCAACAAGAGCACCGAAAATAGTAGTTACAAGAGAACGACTGAAACTAAAGACATACAACTGCATCAGGGAGGCAGCAGATCAACTTCCGGCATGGTTCCCATTAGCTATGGATTTAGCCCTTGTAACAGGACAACGTCGCGAAGACATAACGAATATGCGGTTCAGTGATATTTATGATGATCGTCTCCACATCAGGCAAATTAAGACAGGAATGATGATTGCTATCCCCCTGTCACTCAGCCTTCCTGTCGCTGGTCTACGGCTTGGTACAGTAGTTGAACGGTGCCACTTGGTAAGCCGGGGAGATTATCTAATCAGTGCCGGGATTAGAAAAAACAGCCCTGACGGCAGCATTCACCCGGACGGCCTGACAAAGAAATTTGTCGCAGCCAGAAAATTAACAGGTATCCAGTTCAGTGAAAACCCACCAACTTTTCACGAGATCAGAAGCCTGGCTGGACGATTGTACAAAGAAACATGTGGAGAAGAATTTGCTCAGCGTCTACTTGGCCACACATCGGAGAAGACAACAAAAATGTATCTTGATGAGAGAGAAAAAACGTACTTACTGCTCTAATTTTAACGTAAATGGATTGTTAAATGTATTTTGGTTGTGATATAACCAAAAAGACCGGAATACAGAAATTCGAGTAAATTTCGAGGAATTTCGGGGAGACGTTTGCAACTGATTGATTTTAAATACAATTAAAAAAAGACCGAATACGATTCCTGTATTCGGTCCAGGGAAATGGCTCTTGGGAGAGAGCCGTGCGCTAAAAGTTGGCATTAATGCAGGCTTAGTTGCCTTGCCCTTTAAGAATAGATGACGACGCCAGGTTTTCCAGTTTGCGTGCAAAATGGTCAATAAAAAGCGTGGTGGTCATCAGCTGAAATGTTAAAAACCGCCCGTTCTGGTGAAAGAACTGAGGCGTTTTTTTTATTGGAAATCAAAAGGCTATTTTAGGTAATTAACAGAGTTTTTCAGCTCGTTCTATAAACGGTGCCAGACTCATTTTTTCGCCGGGATTGTTAGGATCATCAATCTGAATCACCGAAATGGGTTGGGCTTTAGTCTTCCCACTGGCAACTTCCTTTTGTGCGATATCGTTTAAAGGATACTGCACGAGGGTACTTGGGTTAATGACATACAAAGCATTACCCGGTCTGCAAGTCAGCATCACCTCTTCGCGATTAAACGCCCATTTGTCTTTACCCACTTCAAAACGACTGACGGTAATCACCTGCGGTGCAGCCAGCGCCGCTGCAGAACTGGTGAGTAACAGAAACGTCAGAATACTTTTTTTCATCAT